CAACCGCAACAAATTTTATTTCAGAACCGATGATTCGCAAGCCACCCTAATCCGTAAATATTGCGCGAAAAACAAAATTTCGCTTACACAATTATTCGATCAACTTTTAACAAATTTTTTTAATCATGCCTGAATCATTCAAAGCCGCAATGCCCTATCCAATCAAGTTTTCAACAAGTGAAAACGAATATGAAGATCAAGACAAATATCCGCATAAAATGTCTTGGTTTATTCCTTCTGAATCTGTTCCCGCCTTCTGTGAAGAAGTTATGAAAATGGTTGATACTAAACAGAAAAAAGGTAAAGTTTGGGATTACTCCAAAAAAGAAGAAGTCGAAGTTGATGGTATTTACATCAACGCAAAAGCCAAAGAAGGCAAATATGGACTTTTTGGAAATATAAATTTAAACTTTATTGAACCTAAAGAGGTTGACGAAATACCTTTTTAATTTTTGATTTATCTACTTCCTTTTCTTTTTTAAGACTTATCTTAATTAATTCTGTTTCGAGATCGCCAATTTTTGCAATGCAATTTTTGATGATCTCGTCTTTTTGCCAATTTTGCCGCTGATAATTTACAGCGATATCAAGCAAATATTCAAAGTCAGTTATTTCGGCCAACATCCGCGCCTGAATTTCAAGATAAAGTTGATCTTCAAGCGTTTCTGTTATGGTAAGCCAATCATCCCAAGCCATAGCAAGCTGACCTCCTTATATTGAAAATAGGCTTACTTTTGGGGAATTAGTAAGCCCATTTTTTGCAGAGAAGGCATCGACCACCTGACGCCTTACGCCAACCATAACTTAAAGTTATGTAACAGGCCACAACTTTTCTTTAACTAACTTAACGATTTCGTCATCAATATCTGTTTCTGTGGACTTGGCATAGTCCTCAAGCAATCCAACAACGAGAGATTTTACAGCGTTGGATTTGACGAAAAACTTCAGTATTGGCTTGATAAATCGAATCATGTTTTTGTAATATATTCTTTTCAACTCTAGACAAATTTGCTAGTTTTAGCAAAAAGCCTTAATTATGGAAGATCAAGAACCTAGTAAAGTTGAAACGATTGTAAAAGTTTGCGTTCTTCTTTGGTCGGCAACTCTTTTAAGCCTTTCATATTACGAACCGCCATCTGGTAAGAAAATAGTTGATTTTGACCCTACATTCATAGCTTCGATTTTTTCAGCTTCCACAGCTTCACTAGGGTTTTCGATAAAAAAGAAAAAAGACACTATAGTAGACAATAAGAACTCCAAAGTAGGTATCAAATGAAAAAATTACTTCCTATTTTATTTTTGCTTCCTTTGCCTTTGCAAGCGGGCTATGTGCATAAAATTACGGCTTCTGCGCAAGGTGTGGTTGATGGCAGCTATTCGCAGGCAAAACGGATTGGTTCGACCTATTCAATGAGTTCGACAGGGATTACCGCGGGAACAATGGGGCATCTTGATTCGCCCGCACTTGATAACAGTTCAGTATTGACAGGCGTTGCAGCTACACACGGAACAGGGTCTTATACCCAAACCACAGCCGGCGCGGCAACTTCTTTTAGCGAAAGCTTTATTCAGGGGGATGCTGTTGTTACAACAGCAAGTGTTTCTTCTGGCGTTGTTTCTTCTTTACCAGTTACAGGCGACACAATAACATATTCAGGCGGTTCTAATACAGGGCAATCAATCGGAATAACTTCTGTTGCAGGCGGAACAATAACACTAAGCCCCGGCGCAGCGGGTTCAAGCGTAACAGGTTCAATTACAAGTTCTATCGAAATCGAATAATGCGGCGCTTATTTATAAGCCTTTTTTTATTATCAAGTTCGCCCTGTTTTGCTATTCCCGTAATTCCTAATTTTTCGGCCGGCTCGTCTATTTCTAGAACTACGAGTTCCCAGAGTACGCGGGAAATTATTCAGTCGTATTCTTATTCTACGGGGTATCAGTACACAACAGGCGGTTCAAACATCGAAGCGGTCACGGCAGGCGGAACAATCAGCCCTGAAGCGATTGCAGGGGCAACACAAACAATTAACGGCGTTACATCTACAACAACAGGAATAAATTTGACTACAAAACCACAATGGAAGCAATCAACAGCGGGCGCGGCAACTCAATTTCACGAATCGTATATTGGCCCGGGTTTAAATTCTTATGTACATATAGACCGAACAATTGAAGTTCAATCTGTAACTGAATCAACGTCAACATTTACGCAATGATAAAAAATTTTAAGATAGCAGGCGCAATATTATTTTTTTCTGTTCAGTTTCCAACTTACGCAAATACCAATATGACAAATAATCCGGTCAGTAATAGTTCTGGAAGTGTTACGAATTTGGGCGTAATGAATATGCCGACAAGACAATTTCAAAATCAAGTCGGCGGCCAAACTGTAGTCTGTCAATCTGATACTTTAGTCATTCAGCCTTTCGTCACTTCATCGGCTTCATTTACAAAACCTTATCAAGATTTTTATCTTGACCCCATATATTCGGTAAAAGATACAGAAGGCGCGACAGATGCAAACGGCGTTACCATAGGCGATGGCGACCCTGACAACCCCGGCCAAATCATCGGTTATAAAACGATAAGAACAGCGCAAAAAGATACATATAATATTTCGCCGGGAATCAGTTTATCTTGGAATATTTCTCTTGATCGAAAAGCTGTTAGGTTATGCCGCGAAGCGCAACAAAGACAATCAGATTTAATACAGGCAAGAATAAACGACAATATGTACGCGCTAGAACTTGGACGTCTGAAAACGTGCGGCGATCTTTTATCTAAAGGTTATAACTTCAAAAAATCGTCTAAATATTATAAATTATGCGAAGATGTCCAGTTGACAAATCCAAGCAATACTTTAATTAATCATCAACATTCTTTGAAAGAAGTTTCTGTTTCTTCAAACGAGAAGAAGAACTGAATTTTGTTCCTGACTTTTTACCTATAAGTTTCTTTGCGCGATTTATTATCTGTTTGAATATTGGTTTTAGAAGTCTTGTTAAAAAAGGCGTTGCAGTTGCGGCGGATGTTGCGACAATAGTTACCACTAAGGTCGTTGCAACTACAGATGACGATGGAAGGTTTCTATCGACAAAATTAGTTTTACCCCATAATTCAACACATTTTCCATTTATAACTTCAAATCCAATAACCTTTTCTTGTGCTTCTGCGTTTCTTAGATCATTTAATCTATATTGTTGGTCTTTCGCAGGGCAATCAATTTTTTTTTCTTTAATTACATTATTATTGTCATTTTCTTTTGTTTTTGGAATCTCTGGCGTTTTTATATCTGGTATTTCTGGCGCTTCTGTTTTGGTGTTTTGTTTTGGTGTAATTATTTTTGCAGATGGCGAATAATCAGGCGCAAAATAAAATGGTGCGGTGTGATCGCATAAAGCAACATTTCCATCTGGGTCGTTGTTGAAATGATCTTTACCACCCGTCAAAGAATCGCGTACAACAGCGCAAGGGGCATCAATGACAGGAACGCCCATATCAATAGAAACAGGCATATCAAGGACGATAGGCGGTTCAATATGGATAGGTTCTGGAATATGTATATTAGGAATATTTATTTCTGGTATTTCCAAAATTTAAAAATTAATTTTGCATTTGTTTTTGCCAATTTTCAAATTCAACAGCTTCATCCATCAAACCATCTAAAACAGCAAGTTCATCAAAGAAAGCATCACAAGTGATTCCAAAACCAAATTCTTCATAAGTCTTTTCAAGATCAGCAATTTTTTGCTCAACTTCTTTGACAGTTATTGGCTGTTTGTTGTGTGTAGTGTAATCAACGAATCTCATTTGGTTTGCCTTGGTTTGCCTTACACGTTAATTATAATATAATTAAATAAGGTTGTCAACTATTTAAATGGAATTACGTTCCCTGTTGTTTTTGGTAGTTTTGGCATTTCTGGTAAGGGTATTTTTTCAATAACTTGTTGAATCATTTTTTCTTTAAATTCATCACTTGTTACCATCATGTAACCATAGACCCCTGCGCCGACAGTTGACGCGCTAAGTATAAAACTTAAAATAGATAATATTTGAGAAATTTTTGCCATGATAAAAGAAATTTTAAGAATGTTGGTTATGCCTTTGACTTTGATGACCCTGTTTCTTCTTGTTGCTTTGATGCCGTTATATCTGGTTGCTGGTTTAGTTCGGGTTCAGATTCAAGAATCTGTTGTTCGAGAATCTTCATTGCACCGCTAATTTCATAAAGAGCAACTTGTAAATTTTGCCTTTCTAAAGCAAGTTGTTGTAGTTTTTCTTTAAGGTTCATAATTTAAGCGTAAAGTTTTTTACCATCAGTAATTGCTTTATCTATATCTGTAAAAGATTCTGATGTCCAGATAGATGTCGTTCCATCAAGTTTTTTGTAAGCCTTGATAATTTCAAGATGCTCTACATTACGCTTGATCTTGTCTTTGTAATCATCATCAGTTTCATCTGATGTCTTGGCAGTGTTGATGACAGTTACACTATCGCCAGCATTTGTGAAAATCTTAGCGATTTCATCTGCGGTTCTTTCTTCCATAATCAAAAATCAGGTTACTTTTAGTTTACCCTGCTTCGAGGGCTGTGACTTTTACGGATAACTCTTTGATAGCATTAACAAGTATTGGCACAAGCCTTTCATACTTCATTCCATATGACATTCCATCTGGCGTAAGATTAACAATCAAAGAATCATCATTAGATGAACCATAACCATTTGCTTTTTCAACTTCTAATGCCTCTTGTGCTAAAAATCCAATATGAGTTTTTGTTCTCTTTTTAGAACCATCAGGTGTTCCATATGGTTCTTCATCTGTGCCATACCAAGTCCTTCTGTCCCATCTGTAAGTAACTGGTCTTAATGCTTCAATCCATTTTAAACCAATGTTAAAATCTGCTACATCTGTTTTATCTCTTGAATCTGAAGAGGAAATTGATGTATCAGCACAAAATAAACTAGTAATACTGTTATTACCTAAACAAACTATATTACTTTCATCATTAATTGTTCCAGAAGGAGACGATGATCTCCCAGCATTTGTTCCTAAAATAAGATTATTAGTTCCTGTTGTTAAATCTAATCCAGCATTAATACCGACAGTTGTGTTGTCATTGCCTGTCGTTAGATCTCTAGAAGCGTTCATTCCTATAGCGGTATTGTAATTTGCTGTTGTAATATTTTGACCCGCTCCATAACCAAAAGCAGTGTTTTCAACCCCCGTTGTAAGATCTGTTAATGCACGAGCGCCACAGGCCGTATTGTCATTTCCAGTTGTACAGGCATCCATAGTAAGATTACCAATCGCTACATTTTCATCTCCAGTTGTAATAAGTTCTCCAGCATCATGCCCCATTGCTGTATTTTCATTTCCAGTTGTAACTCTTCTAAGTGCTTGCCTACCAAAAGCATTATTATTATGTCCTGTAGTGCAATCGCCTAATGCACTTGTTCCGAAAGCATTATTATCATTTGCAGTTGTACAATTTTGTAAGGTATGTGCGCCAAAACCATTGTTTCTTGTTCCAGTTGTGTTATCTGTTAAAGATTGATAACCAAACGCTGCATTACTATTTCCTGTGGTATTAGCATCTAAGGCTTGAGAACCTACAGCAGTTCCTTCTGCCCCAGTTGAGTTATCTGCCAAGGAATTATAGCCAAGTGCTGTATTATCACTAGCTGTGGTGTTGGCAGTTAAAGAGGCATATCCAATCGCAATATTATAATTACCAGTTGTGTTTGCGTCTAGCGCAAAAGGAGCTATAGCTACGTTTCTTGTCCCTGTCGTGTTGACACCCATAGCAAAACGGCCAATAGCTGTGTTGTAATCTGCCGTTGTGTTTGCTAAGAGTGCCTTATGGCCTAATGCTGTATTTGAATCTCCTGTAGTATTAGCCCGAAGTGCTTGGTATCCAGCAGACACATTGTCATTTCCTTCTGTATTTAAAGCGCCAGCCTCATATCCTATTCCTACATTACTTGTACCAGTTGTATTAAACTCCAAAGCAAAAGTTCCAATTCCTGTATTGCTATGTCCAGTTGTGGTAGTTTCTAACGCTTGATCACCCACAGCTACGTTATAACTAGCAGTTGTATTTGAACTTAAACTTTTAGTGCCTATGGCAGTGTTTTGTTGACCAGTAGTATTAGCATCTAAACTTGTAGAACCCAAGGCGACATTTGAATGTCCAGTTGTGTTTGCTTTTAAAGATTGATAACCAATCGCAGTATTGTTACTTGCTGTAGTATTCAGCCTTAATGCTTGTGCTCCTATGGCTGTGTTTGTCGCTCCAGTTGTGTTTGTAGTTAAAGCAAGATATCCTAGTGCAGTATTTTCACTAGCTGTAGTATTTGAGACTAAAGCACTACCCCCTAATGCAGTATTTTCAGTTCCAGTTGTGTTTACTAACAAAGCACTTGTACCTACCGCTGTGTTGTTACTAGCAGTTGTGTTTGCCCCTAAAGCATTTACACCTATTGCAAGATTATTAGTGCCAGAAGTATTAGCATCTAAACCGAAAGCTCCTACAGCTACGTTTTCTGATCCTGTTGTATTTAAAGATAATGCTCCAGCACCTAATGCAGTATTATTATTTGCTGTCGTGTTAGTGGTTAATGCGTTTAAACCTACAGCTGTATTCGCAGTTCCAGTTGTGTTTGACCCTAATGATGAAGTACCTAATGCAGTATTATTATTTGCTGTCGTGTTAGCATCTAAAGCATTAGTTCCGACAGCTACATTAGATTCCCCAGAGGTATTAGCACCTAAGGCATTTTTACCAATAGCAGTATTACTTCCACCAGTAACAGAAGCATCTAAAGCACTCTCTCCAAGAACAGTATTACCAGAAACAGAATTTGCACCTTTACCTACAGTTATTGAATTTATTGTTGCATCAGCACTAGAAGTTATACCACCTGTTAATGTTCTTAGATCAATCCAGCCGTCATTTGCTGAATTACGCATTTTTAAAATATTATTACTTGTATCAGCCCAAAACATATAAGCAGCCGTTGTACTAGGGGCAGAACCAGAACTGTTATTTGTTAATATCGCTTGTAATACATTATTTAAGTCAGTTCTTACGGCACTACCAGAGGCATTGTCAATAACATAATCGTGAGTTGCCATTTTACTCTAATTTTTCTTTAAGGTTATCATAATTTTAAGAACCACGCCCAAATCCTGTAGCAGCATATTTAAAATTCCTATCAACATGACTAGAGCCGTTTTTTATATCTATGTTAAAACCACTTCCTGTAATACTTGATAATGTGAAAAAATCTCCTGATTGTGCATTTTCTATAGTAATTGCGACTGAGGGAACAACAGAATTTGCCGCAATGCTAGTACCAGATTGCCCTGTAAAAAATGTATTTGTAAATGTCACTGATTTTTGAGAAGTTCCAGATGCAATAACACCATTTGTTGCCCCTGCATTACCAAGACTTGTTTCAGTTCTACTTTCAAGTTGTGCAGAATATCCTAATTGATCAATCTCAATGCTTTGTGCAGGGTCATCTGACGACAGTTCACATCTAAATCTAAATCCTCTAGCAATAAAAGTACCATTAGCAAATTGGTTAAAATTTGAAAATTCAGCGGAATAAGTGCAATTTCCACTTGTAGTGGCACTGGTTGATGCTGTTATTGTAAAAGTGCTTGAATTTGGAACAGTTATTATTTCATAATTTCCACTTACAGCGGTTCCAGTTGAAAATGTAATTTCTACATTACTGCCAGCGGAATAACCATGACCTGATTTTGTAATTGTAATTGTTGTTCCTGACTGTGCGTAAGTAGCTGATACAGAAGTTGCTGGATCGCTGTCTGTTGTAGACACTAATAACTTTGCATTAACATCTGTTGCTTTTGCACCATCAAAATCTGTCCATGTATCTACATTTGCTGTTCTATCGTCAAAAAGATCACTTGGATAAAAACCTTGTGTTACAAAATGTCTTGTAAGTCTTAAAGGTTGTTTTCCTCCTAAATCTAATTTATTTGCAAAATCATAAGTACCTGTAGTTGCAGTAATTGTTCCTAAATTATCAAAGTCAGATATGGCATCAAAATCAGCAATAGAATCTAGCAAAACCGGGCCACCTAAAATCAAACCATTTAGGGAACTATCGAAGCTACAGTCAGTTTTTGTTCCAGCAAAAGGTGTTGGAGAATCCGTATCCTCTCTATCTGTAAGAACAGTTAACTTTGGAAAAGGGTCTGGGGTATTAATAATTACAGATGTCTCGCCAGAACTTAATCTGCCACCATCATCACGAAATTTAAGAATTACCTCCCCAGTTATTGCAGGGATTAAAATTTCTGAAGTAGCGCCAGATTTTGCGGGGATAAGATCAACTGAATTTGTAAATGTGCCACTACCATCTGTAAGATTACTATGCCTTACCACCACTGATCCACCATGAATAACGTCAACATCTGTGGCTTTGTCAAATCGAAGTCTTACAAGCTGATCTGATACTGGTTCAAGAACCAACCCTGTAACATCTTGCGGAAGTGCTGTTTTTCCTACAGCTTGAAAAGTAAGATCAGACGAAATTGCTGAAAGTTGCGCCTGTACGTTATAACTAAAAACTTGTATTTCGTAAGTTCCAAGCTGACTATTTAATATTTCGAAATCAGGTCTTGATACTCTTTCGGTTACAAAATTTCCGTTTTCATACCTGTAGTTTACTTGATATTCAATAACTCCATTTATAGGTTGCCAACTAATAACGATTTTTGATACTGCCTGATTATTAATTGGAACAATAGTTTCAACAGCGGTTAATCCACTTGGCGGAGGTGTAAGTTCGTTTAATATCGAAACATTTCTTGCGGGTAATGCTTCGCCATCTTCAATAAAAGCGTATTTTTCATTTATGTAAGATAAAGCTGTAATTGTATAATTTACCGAATCTGTTTCTTCAACAGTAATTACTCTAAATTTTTGCGGTTCGACAGTAACGTTTGATATTAACCAAATAGTATTTACATTCGGTGTTTGAGAAAATGCAGAATTTACAGTTATAGTTCCGTTTGAAATGCTTGAAATTGTTTTTTCTTCGACAGAACCATCTGGCAATATTAATGACAAAGTTGCATCGCCGACAGGGTTTCCAGAAGCATCAACCGCAAAATCTGTTGCGTTTGTATCGTCCACTGTAACAACAGTTGTTGAAGTAACACTTGCAAGCCTTCCTGATCTTCTAACACCCGCGCGAACAGGGTCATTGATGCTAATGACAGCGCCCGGCCTGACCATCAATCCGCCTTCCATTGATGTTGTAAATGTCACTAGCTCAGATTCATTTGCTTCTGAAAATGCAATTGCTTTTGCCAATCTGAGCGCTTGCCCCCGTGATGTGCAGCCGAATCCTTTTACTTGTTTAACAACAGTTCCAATTTTTGACGAAATATCAGTATTTTCAAAAACTTCATAATCTATTTCTTGCGAATCCATATTAAAATATGAAACCGATATTACTGAATGTCTTTGCTTTAAACTTGAGCCAGAATAATTGAAACCATCACTTGAAATATTGGCAAGTGAGAAAAGAAACGAAGAATCTTTTGGAGAATCTTGAGCCAATAATATTGAGCCAGTTGACCAGATCGGCATACAACGCATGACACCCGCAAGTTCATTTATTAGATCAAACGCTTCGCTTGATGATTGAATATTGACGTTACAAGAAAATCTGGCTTCCTGTCCGCCAAAGCCATCATCAACAAGAGTATTTGCAAATTTTGATGCGGTTACAAAAGAAAATAAATCAAGGTTTGCATCTGCAATATGTGTTCCAAATCCATATCTTTCTGTTGTCAATAGATCAAGTAAGATCATCGCAGGGCATGAACACCAAACCGCAGCGCCCATAACTCCATTGAAAATATATCCGTCAGGGTAAACAATCCGCCCTGTTGCAGAATCAACAGTTGGCGTACCTGAACTTGATGCACCAGCGCCCGGAATCCTTACTTTGATACCGCGGATGCGAAATTTACGGCGGGGGATAGAACTAAACTGTTGAGAATCAAGCCTGATTGCGTTATATGCTGAGTTTGCATAAGTGCTTGCATCGTCAATAATTTCAGCGAAACTTGTAAATTGAAAAGCGTCTATTAATGAAGTATCTGTTGAATCGGC